TCCGATCTGTAGCCCGCGACCTGCCAGGCCGGGATGTCGTCGCGATCGACCTCGACCATCCCCTCCGGGCTCGGCACTCTGCGCGTCAGGGTCTTGCGCAGGCTCGGGTCGATCTTGTCGAAGTCGGCGCCGACCGCGTCGCGGATCTCCTGTGTCGAAAAGACGGTCTTCGACTTGATGCCGGCCTTGATCTCGTTCAAGCCCTGGGCGCCGCGCGCCGCAGCACGGGCGGCCTCGGTCTTGATGAGCTCCTGCCCGAGGACGGTGAGCCCCTGCGAGACGACGTCGAGCGGTTGGCGCACCGCGCCGGCGAGCGTGTTCGTCGAGTCGGCCACCGCGCCGAGCCCGGCGCCGCGGGGCTGCACCCTGCCGAAGGAGATTTCGGGGAGCTTCGCCACGGTCTAAAGCCCCTTCTTCTGCCACCAGTTCTGGCTCTCGCCAAACCTGAAGAGCGACGCCCCGACGTCGCCGAAGAGCTTGAACGGGGCCGCCACGGTCGCGATGTCCGCGCTGCGCTCGAGGTTGGCGGCCTTCTCGTAGCCGGCGGCCTTCATCCAGTCGGTCTGCTTGCGGAACTCTTCGGCCATGTCGGAGAGATACTTCTGGAGGCTGCCCGACTGGAACTCGACACCGGAGGCGGCGCCGATCGCGGTCGCCGTCCCGATGGTCTGGTTCTTCTGCGCCTCGAAGCGCCGCACCTCCTCGTCGGTGGTCTGCCGCTGGAGGTTCGCCGCCTCGCGCAGGAGACCTGCTTGCTGGAGATTGCCCCAGAAGCTCGCACCGGCCCCGAGAATACCTGCGCCGAGAGCACCGACTCCGAGAAGAGGGATCATCACATCACGTCCTGTTCGCCTGCACCGCGCCGAAGATCGCGAGGATCTCGGTGCGCAGAGGGAGATTCTGCTCGATGGTGAGGATGCCGTTCTCGGCCCAGCCGAGGGTCTTCACCTCGACGTCGCCGGTGGTGCGGGGCTCGGCGGTGTCCATCGGCGTCGCCGGTTTGCGGTCGGCGGGCCGCTGGCCGTTGACCGTGGGCAGGGCCGAGTCGTTGAGCCGCAGCATGACCGAGACCCAGCGCTTCCTCGCCGCGGGGGCGTCGGCCGGCGGCAGGGTCTCGAGCTTCGTCGAGGGGTAGGGCAGGCCCGCGCAGGCCTCGAGCGGCTCGGGCTCCGCGTCGAGGGCGATTGTGTCTCCGGACACCGTGCGCCCGGGGTAGACGACCCCCTCCGAAACGACCGTCACCGTGCGCCCCTCGAGCGCGGCGAAGCCGTCGATCGTCCAGACCTTCTCGGTGTTCCTCGAGCGCGTCTCCGCGGGAACCTGGGCGTCGAGCGGGATCTCCGCGCCGAAGCGCTCGAGGAACACCGAGGGGCCGCGGGCGACGAGAAGCCAGAAATCGGAGTCGAGTACTGCGGCCGAACGGATGGTGCCGGCGGTCGTGAAGCGCCACCATGCCGCGATCTGCCGCAGCCGGGAGTAGGTGCAGCATGCCATCGTGCCGTCCGCGAGCAGGAGGGCGACGAGGCTCGAGCCCCGGACAAAGTGCGCCTCGACCACCCCGGGCTCGGTGATGTGCTCGGCGATGAATGCGATGTCGTCCGAGTCCCAGAGGTCGGCCTCGCGGGAGTAGGTCGGAACCCACAACGCCCGCCGATCGGCACCGACGTAGGCGACCTGCGAGCCAATGGTGATCGGCGACACCGGGGCGGCCCCGAACTCGGAGTCGGTCGTGCGCCCCTCCATGTCCCGGGCGACGATAACACCGCCGCTCGAGGAGAACCGGAACTCCTCGGTCGCGGTGCCGATGAGCAGGGTGTCGCGCTGCCCGCGCAGCCAGCGCACCGCGCTCGCGAGTGGAAGCAGGACGTCGAGCCGGTCGGAGTCGACGGTGGGCTCCGAGACCGTGAAGTCGAGGAAGGTGCCGGAGTTCGTGGCGACGAGCCGGTTCTCGCTCGCCGCCCAGGTCCGGCCCTGGAAGAAGGTGATCGCGTCCACCTTCTCGATGCGATCGAACTCGCCGAGGACGAACGACACCGGCCGGAAGATGAAGACCCCCTCCTCGGCGTCTCGGCCGACCTCGAAGACCTCGTCGGTCCCGGGCCGGTAGACGAGGGACGTCGCCTTGCCGGGCCGCTGGACCGCGACGACCTCCTCGACCTGGGCCGCGGTCCAGGGTGTGCCGAGGGCGCTCATCCCGGCCTGCGGTTTGAGCGAGAACTCCACCAGCTTGAACGATTCGAAGGTGCGGTTTGGGTTGATCTCGAGGGACTCGGCCGAGACCTGATACATGACGCTGACGGAGTAGTCGCCCGGCGTCAGGACGTTGAGGGTGTAGTAGTCCTCGCTGTACTCCCAGCCTGCGCTCTGCACCGTGTCGAGCAGGCCCTCGACGTAGACCCGCGGGTTGCAGTTCGCCTCCTTCGTCGCGACGCGGAGGGTGTAGGATCCCGCGGCGAGCCAGAGGCGGAAGCCCACCGAGTCGACACCGGGGAACCCCTGGGTGTAGTCCCGGCCGCGCAGGGTCGCGACGCCGTCGGCGAACTCGGCACCAGAACCGCCCCAGAACCCGGCCTTGAGCTCGGGCAGGAGCTCGGTGCCGTGGAAGTCCTGCGCGACGCCTCCGGAGAGGATGCGGGCCTGCCGGTCGGAGAGCTCGAGGATGTAGCCCGGCCCGCGCGGCACCGGCAGCGGGAGGATCTTGCCCGCGGTCGTCGGCGCGGTGGCCACCAGCGTCGTCCCGGGCCGCAGGAGCGCCGAACCCTGCGGGGTGATCATCCAGTTCTCGGCGCGGCCGAGGGCCTTCTTGTAGATGTCCGCGTCGACCCGGCCGCGCAGGCGGGGCGAGATCTCCCCGCCGGAGAAGGCGGTCTGGATCGGCGTGTAGGTCATCGCTCTAGTACCTCCGCGCCGCCAGCGCGCTCTGGGCGGCGCCGACGAGGTCCGAGCTACCCTGCACCGCGTCGATCGCGCCGGCCGTGCGCAGCTCGCGCAGGTAGCGCACCTCCATCGCCTCGGCGAGTTTCGCGTTCGAGGTAATTGGCGTTGCGAGGTCGGCGGCGAGCCGCGCGGCCACGCACCGGGTGAAGTGCGGGCTCCACTCCTTCGGGTCCTCGACAAGGAATACCGCGGAGTAGGTGACGGCGCCGCCGACGTTCGTGCGCAGCTTTCGGCCACGCTCCAGCCGCCAGTCGGTCGCCGAGCAGGAGAGGACCCGCAGGACGTCGGCGGGCAGGGTGTAGAGGAAGAAGTCGCCCGAGGTCTCGGGATTCTCGAGGGTGCCGCGCCCGGTGGCGAAGCCCCAGGCCCGCTCCGCGAGCACCGCGCGCACCGCGGGCGGGTAGTGCACTGCGCAGAGCTCGGCCGCGGTCGAGGCATCCTCGAACGAGGTGATGCTCTTCTCGCCGAGGAAGCCGAGAGCCAGGTTGCAGACCGTCACCGGGTCGGACACTTGGATCTCCTACTTCTTCGGGATCTCGGCCGCGGCCACGCCGGCGCGGCGCAGGATCTCCTTCTTCCAGCCCTCGAGGGCGCCATCGCGGATGCCCGCGCCGGCCTCCTTCTTGGCCTTGTCCCAGGCCTTCGCCAGGGGCACGCCGTTCTCGGTCAGGGCCTTCACCGAGTCGGCCATCCGGTTCACGTCGCTGTTCCTCAGCCCCATGCGCATCTGACCAGACACTCCTTCCTGTCCAGAGCGCGGCCCCGGGGGCGGGACAGGGACGCCCCCGGGGCCTCACCAGCTCCCGTACTACGAGAGCGTAAGGCTGTTCTTCACGTCGATGACGAAAACATGTTCGTCCTCGATCCGCACGAAACCCATGTTGAATGCGTAGTAGATTCGGGTTGTGAATGACTTTGTGGGGTCCTCGGCGATCTTGACGTAGATGTCCTCGAGGCAGAGCTCGCCGAAGGCCTTCTCGGTGAAGGACAGGCAGGTCAGCCTGCCCGCGCCGTACGACGCCAGCCGGTTCGACAGGATGAAGTCGAAGCCGAGGAACGACTTGATGTAGCCGTTCGACATGAGGTGCGAGACCGGGCCGACGTAGTCGTGGCTGGTCGCGCGGGCCTCGTGCAGCAACGCGCGGGCCTGCACCGGGCCGATGACGAGCGCCTTGCGCTCGCTCGGCTCGATGTCGTTCTCGAGGTACTTCTGGTTCAGCAACGTAATCGTGCTGAACCCGAATTCCTCGGAGCCGTCGCCGATGATCTGGCTGGTAGGTAGCGCGACCGTCGTGCCGGCGAAGTCGGTCAGCGCATCAGCGTCGGCGGCGTCGATGATGAGGTCGTCGATCTTGCGCTGGCATGCGGCCGCGATCGACTTGCAGAGGTTCGACTCGGGATCGACGAGCGCCTGGACGAGATCCTCCTTCTCGTAGGTCTCGCCGTCGTGCCACTTCGTGGCTACCGCGACGCGGTTCGACCACACCGAGTCAGCGTTCGGCGTGTCGACAAGCCGGCCCGTCTTCTGGACCATCGTGTCGCCGCGCTTCGCCAAGCGCGGGAAGGAGTGGCCACTCGTCGAGGGGCCCTTGCGCTCGGTGATGAGCGATCGCAGGTGGCTCTCGGTCTGCTGGGCGAGGTGACGGACGTTCGCCTCGAACGTCTTAACATGAGCAACATTAAAATTATTCGCCATCGGGTCTTCTCCGTGTGCCCGCACTCAGCGGGCGTGGTGTGTTCACCGTCGCGCCGCGAGTAGTCCAGACAGCGTCCGGGCCCGCATTGGCTTGGAGCTATGCGCCCGCTCCCGAGGGCGTCGGAGGTAACACCGGGCCGCGAGGCGGTAGTCCGGAAACCCGACATCTACAAATTATCGACAGGGTGCGTTGGCCGTCAATACAGACGCGCCGCCCCAGGCCCGGAGCGGCGCGCTGCTGCAAAGATTCACTCCTCGGGGTATGCCTGCGTGGATAGCTCCAACATCTTCTCGACGAGGTGCTTGCGCCGCGGGTCGTTGCGGCCAAGCTTCGACAGGCTCGATCGGATCTCGTCCATCTGAGCCTGGGCCTCGCGCGGGGAGAGCTTGCCCGTCCCGGCACCGGCGCCCTGGCCGGAGACCTCGGCGCGCTCGGCGCCCATCGCCTTCGCGACGTTGAACCAGACGATCGCCTGGCTCGGGGGCATCGCCTTCGCCGCCTCGGCCGGCATGCCGAGCTTCACGGCCACCGCGCGGGCCGCCGCGAAGCGCTCGTCGAAGGCTGCGCCCCACTCCTTGCGCAGCGCGCGGTCCTGCTCCTGCGCCGCGCTGCGGGCCGCCTCGAGGCGCTCCGCGGAATCCTTCACGAGCTCGGCGAACTGCTTCTTCGTGAGCCCCAGCCGCTTCGCCACGGCCCGGATGTCGGCGAGGTCGAGGCCCTCCGGGGGCGCCTCGACCTCGTAGCCCTTCTCGTCGGCCGGGCGCCCGAGGCGCGCGAAGATGTCGGCCTCGAACGCCTCGAAGGCCTTCGGGTCGGAGGGGATCTCCAGGAGCTCGGGCACCTTCTCCTTGAGCTTCGCCCGGAACTCCGCGCGGACCTCGGGGCTCGCGTCGGGCCCGGGGATGCGGATGGAGCTACCGACGAGCGCCTTCGTGTCCTTGAAGGCCTTGGCGAGCGCCGCGGGGTCCTTGAAGTCCTTGAGCGCAGGGTCCTGCCTCAGGTCTTCGGGAAGCCAGTCAGGTCCTTCTACCATGTTGTTACTCCCTGTCGCGGAGTTCGCGGAGCCAGGAGACCACCTCCCGGCTGCCGCAGTTGAATGCGGTCGTGTACGGGTCGGCCGCCATGATCGGCGAGTGGTAGAACTCGCGCTCGAGTCTTTCGAGGAGCGCGGCACCGCCCGGGGTCTTGAGGAACTGCGTCAGCTCGCGGTCCTCGAGGAATCGCTTCTGGAGGGCTTCGGTGGGCTTCATGGGCGGGTCCTCCTGGCGCCGGCTTGTTCGTAGCTCATGCCGGCACCCCACTCGGCGCGAGGGCCGGCGAACCGGGGAAGGCGATGGGGGCGGCCGGCAGCATCCGCTGGGCGGCGGCCATGTCCTTCATCGCCGCGGCTTCCTTGCGCGCGGAGTTGGCGCGCTGCATCTGCGCTTGAGCGGCCTGCATCTCGGCAACCTTCTTGCGGACCTCCTCGGGCGAGCGCATGCACTCGGCCGGGATGCCGAGCCGCTGCGCCATGTTGCGCAAGGCCTTCTCCACGTCGATAACGGCCAAGGCCTCGGGGAAATACTGCGCCAGGCCCGCGACCTGCGCGGCAAAGCGCTCGATCGCGGCGACCTCGTCGGTGCGCTGGGAGCGCGCCAGAGGCCCTTGGTACTGGATGCCGAAGATACCCCGGCGCATCTTCTCGGGAATCGGCGGGAGCCGGCCGGCACGGTAGAGGTTCCCCAGGTGCGAGCGCATCACCGGCCCGAGCACCGAGGTCTGGAACCTGGCGAGGAAGGAGCCGAGGACCCGGTTCATCAGCTCGTACCGGATCTGGGCCTCCGTCGCCGTCATGGCGGGCGAGTCCTTAAGCTGGAGGTCGTCGACGTGGTAGAGCTGCCGGATCTGGGCCCGGGTGTCGGCGACCATCTGCTCGGAGACGTCGACCCGCCCGCCGGAGATCATCGGCTTCATGCGCTCGGGGTCGCGCACGAAGTTGATCGCACCGGGCGAATAGTCGATCTCGGCCGAGGTGATGTTGCGCTCGTCGGTCATCCAGGGCGGGTCGATCTGCTTCTCGCCGGCGCCGCGCACGAGCTCGAGCAGCGCGTTGACGTACTTCACTGTGGGCAGGGCAATATGGCCCAGGCCCACACCCCACTTCGAGCGCGCCTTGGGTTCGAAAATTCCGTAGACGACGGGCCGCTCGTAGTAGCCACCCTCGGGCGCCAGGGCCTCCAGGGTGTCCTTGCGGTAGTAGACCGAGCCCCAGGGCCGCCGCTCCGGCACGACGGGCGCCAGCGGGTTGTAGTCGGGGTCGCGCCGGATCGCGCGCAGGATGTCGGGGCGCTCGAAGATGCAGAAGACGATCTCGATCGCGGTGTCGTCACCGTTGCCGTAGCGCTCGAGGATGTCCTTCGGCGGGGCGACATTGCGGCTCTCGCAGAAGTCGACGACCTGCGAGGGGGTCCAGGAGAGGTCGCGCCAGAACTCCTTCACGTTCCACTTCCGGTCGGCGGTGAACACCGCCTCCTCGGGCGCGATCGCGGTGCAGTCGAGCCCGACGTACTCATCGCCGTCGTACACCGGCTCGGTGACGAAGAAGGCCGAGCCCTTGTCGATGAGGGCCTGCACGAAGATCGGCATCTCCGTGTAGAAGTCCGAGTCCTCGAAGCCGTCGAAAGCCTCGTCCTCGATCTTCTCGACGGTCTCGCGCACCTCATGGTCGTCGCGGCCCGCGGGGTGCGCGAGCTTCGCCCAGCGGAAGAATGGCGAGACGGCGCTCATGCACACCGAGGCGGTGAGTCGACGCGATCCGTCCGGCCCGGTGAAGTCCCAGATGTTCGGGTCGGTCTCGCGCTCCTTGTCGTGCGCCGGCGAGATGTACCGATCGATCTCCTTCCAGGTCCGCTCCTCGCGCGATCGCTGTGCGAGGAGGGCTTGGCGGCGCCTCTCGAGTTTCTCGATGTCGACCGTGACCTTGACCGGCATCACCGACTCCCAGGTAGACGAACAGAACGGCGCACCTTCGCCTTTACCACCGTCGTCCTGTTTTCTCCAGCGTCCAACATACGGTAATCCTCGCCTTCTCCGACCGCGAGGTATTGGAGCGCCTCGGCGACGTGGCTGAACCCGTTCTTGTTCGGCTTGTCCTCGAAGCGCTCGTCACCGGCGACCTGGAGGCGCCGAAAGCAGTAGCCGCCGGCCATCGCCTTGCGCAAGGTGCGGCACTTCGGATCGATGACGAGCGCCGGGCGGCCCTGCATCGTCAGGCGCGTGAGAAGGCCGGCGACCGCGCCGCGGCGCTTCTCGAAGTCGTTCGTTGGAGCTCCATCGATCGGGACACCGGCCGCATTGATGACGTCGAACGGGGTGCGCTCGTCGACCTGGGAGGACTGGTTGCCGGCCGGGTCGCCCCATGCGACGACCTTGTGGCCGCGGTAGGTGGTCTTGAGGATGCGGGCGATCTCGGAGGCGAAGACCTCTGCACCCATGCGCTGGGACACGAACTCCTCGAGGACCTGGTACTGCCCATCGGAGTCGCGCTGCGCGAACACCGCCGCGGGGGTCAGGCCGAAGTCGCAGCCGACGAGGATCGTCGCGTGG